TTGTGAAACTACCATTTGCACTGCATCGTAAACATAACGTCTATTCTAAAATTCGTGGATGGGAAGGTGAAACTATGGACATTCCAGTCTACGATATCTCAGACATTGAGATTCCTAAAAAGAGACAGAACAAGAAAAAGAACAAAGGAAAAACAATTAACGTCAAACTGAACGGAGTAAGACCCTGCATAATGTCAGCATTGGGGAAAGATCTCTCCGGAGAACAGGGCAACAAAATGAGAGTTGCTATTGTCAGAGAGTACCACAGTTTCGGTATGACTGACAAAGAACAACTTATTGCTCTATTCAGTGGTCAATCTGATTTCACTTATGAAAAGACATCTTACTACGTTGATAAGATCCTCGAGAGAGATTTCAGGCCATGGCCACAATCAACACTGATGGAGAGATGTCCGAAGTATCTGAACTGTGATGGATGTGACCGGTTTGATTGCAAAGGAGGGAACTAACCATGGGTTACAAAAAATACGGACAATGCATCACCCCCGGCTGCAAAAGTCGAGGAGCTGTCAAAGGCTACTGTAAGAACTGTTATCAAAAGGTCATGTACAGGAGGTCACGAAATGTCTGAACTAGTCGACATCCTCCTCCGTGTAGCTGTCCCCCTGAAAGAAGCAAGAGGAATGTGGCGAGAATTGCGTCACGTTGATAAGTCGAATATGCCATGTACTCGAGAGTTCTTGAAAGGTCTTGCTGAATTGGATGAGGTTACGCGTGGGGATTGAATTTGAGCGTTGTGGTGAAGATTTCCCACCCCAACGCATAGAGTTAAGTATGGATGAGTTAAGAAATCGTCTTTAGAACGCTTATTTCGAATTATTACCGATACAAGTGGTAAAAATGGCAAATATAAATAAAATTGTAAAGTTTGACCTCGACGAAAGGGCCGTACACCTCAGAGGAGAAAAGCAACTCTCATTCAATGAGATCGCCACAACGTTGAGTGAAGAATCTGGTGAGAAGATCTCCAAGGCATCTGTTCAGAGATTCTTTGAGGCAAGAGATCGGGATAGACAGAGGGCTGTTGCGATGTCATCAAAGCTGCAGGCCAAGGTCACAGAGGCCGAGATAAACACACTAACCGACATCATAGAGTGCCACGATGATCTCAAGTTCATATGCAAGGAGGCAATGAAAAGCGGGGACTACAAAACAGCTATACAGGCAATTGATAAAAGATTATCAAGCATTGACCTTATGAACAAGGCACTTGGCAAGTACCAAACCACTCCACAGAATGTCTTTGCTAACAGTGACGTTCAGATCAACCTTCAGATGATCGACTGTAGCAAGCGGGGTGACTGATGCAGTACGGTGTCTGTAACTCCAAGTTCTTTGAAACGTTTGCCCGGCCCGAGCGTATGAAGGTGTACTACGGTGGTTCCGGCAGTGGCAAATCAATGTCACTGGCTCAGTACTTCGTCAAGCAGCTGTGCAATGGTGATGGTAAGCGTCGGGCTATCCTGAGAAAGACATTCCCCAGGATGAAAGCAACGACGTACCTACTGCTCAAAGACATCCTGGACGATTGGGGCGTACCTTATGAGGAGAACAAGACAGAGCATGTCTTCAGAGTTGGAAAGAACGAACTCTTCTACCTGTCGCTCGATGACTCTGAAAAGATCAAAGGTGCAGAGTTTATAGAGGTCTGGCTCGAAGAAGCAACCGAATTCACAGAACTTGATTACAAGCAGTTGAGAATACGCCTGAGCAGGACTTCTGATGATGCTGTCATCTACATGTCTTTTAATCCGATCGATAAGAACCACTGGGTCATAAAAAATGTTGTCAACCGGGCAAGTTCAGATGATCGTATTTTCGTCCAGCATTCGACATACAAAGATAACATCAGATTCCTGTCAAATGCTTTTATTGAGGAGCTTGAGAGCTTTGCAGAGGTTGATGAGAACTTTCACAGGGTGTACACGCTTGGCCTGCCGGGTGTCCTGAAAGGCCAGATATACAAAAACTGGAAGTTCGAAGATGCTGAACGGTGGCCATCTGGTCTGACAAGTGCGAAACATATGTACGGAATTGACTTTGGTTTCAATGCTCCAATGGCCATGGTTGAAATCTGGGTATATGATGAAGAGTACTACATCCGTGAACTTCTCTACCAGAGAGGCATGACAACAAGTGATCTGCTTCAGTTCTTTGAAGAAAACAACATCGACAAGGGTGCTGACATTTTCTGCGATAGTGCCGAGCCGGACCGGATACAGGAACTTCGTAATGCTGGCTACAATTCCAGGCCATCAAAGAAGGACGTCAAAGCCGGTATTGATTATGTCAAAGGTTGCACTATCCACGTTGATGAAGCCAGTAGTCCCAACATCTGCACTGAAGTTAACAACTACAAGTGGAAGGAGGACAAGGACGGCGAACACATCGACGAACCGGTGAAGGCTTACGATCACCTGATGGATGCTATTCGATATCCTATTTTTAGTGACGTTGGTGAGGAATACAAATCAATCGGTGGAATTGGAAATTATAACTTTTGAACAACAGGAGAGAAACACAAAAATGACAATGTACGGACGCAAAGTTGGGGGCTCTTTCAAATGGCCTTCAGCAAAAAAACTTGATGACCTCATGGTCGATACCACATCAACCAAACACGGTGCCCGCCACCTTGGAAAACAGAACCACCTCGACATACCCAAGGATGCTGACCTGACAAAGATCATGCCCCTGCCGTGGATATGCCCCAAGTGTGGCAATGGTCACCTGATGTATGTATTCAACTGCAATAGATGCGGTCACATAACACCGTTAGGAGAGGAGAACTGGCGAGCATGAATAACAGACAACATTTCCATGGAACGGTCAGAAAAAAGTACATGAAAGACAAGCGTACCCATGTACGAGTCGATGTAGACATACCCGAGGGTGAATACACCATCCTCGTTATGTTTGCAAATGGAATATCAATGAATCAGATTTGCATTGAGATGGGATGTGACTTTTCGACAGTGCAGAACATACTCCGTGGTAACATGAGAGAAATACTTGGGCTGCGAACTCCAAAAACCTTATAAAGAAACCAAGTACTTCTTTCAATTTTATGTCCCTAGCTGACCCCATCACCCATTATATTGATAAAAAACTAATAAATTATATTCAAAAGAAACTTCCCAGTAACCGACCCGGTATCGGTCTACATGACACATACAACCGTGCCAACCTTCCGCCGTCGCTTGGTCTGGCCTACTACCTCGAAAACGAAGTGTCCGTCTTTTCTGATTGTGTTCTTAAACTGAAACAGGAAGTGTTCAGGAACGGATTCTATTGGAGTACAGTTGATGAACACTCAACTGAAGAAATCAACTATTCTGAAATAGAAAAACTCGATAAGTTCATTCAAAAGGCCAACTACAACGGACAATCACTCAAAGAAGTCTTAAGCGACTTCGAGTTCAACCTCAATGTTGCTGATAATGCTTATCTCCTTCTCATCAAAGCATATGACTATGACAGATCCGGTGAGATCGCACTAACTGATGCCAGGGAGATTCTTTCAATTGACCCAAGGGACATTAAGAAGATGGTCAAGAAAGATGGCCGCATGGGTGGTGATGTCTGGCTATGTCCTACACACCGTGACGTTCAAAAAGGCGAACCGGGACACAAATGCCACTGTGGTGCTATCCTGCAGCAGGCGTACTACGAGACAACATCGAATGAGAATAAGCAGTACTACCTCAAAGATGAGGTCCTACATTCGTCAAAGTTCTATCCTTCGATACTGTACGGTTATCCACCTGCACTTAAGATGCTTGACATTCTGATGGCATATCACTACCTGGAGAAAAGGACAAAAGCATTCTACGAGAGAGGCAGAGCTCCGGGCATTGCTACATTCCCAACCAACAATCAGGAATCACTGAGGAAGTTCTGGGACGAGACAATGACCCGGTTGAATGATGATCCGTATTACATACCCATCGTGGGATACAACACAGATAGTCGTGCAGCTGCTTCATTCCTTCAGCTAATGCAGGATCCAAACACCGACATGCTCGAGGTCAAAAAGGAACTTCGTGAGAGGATCAGTTCAAGGTATGGAGTATCGTTGATCTTCCAGGGAGACACCTCCACAAGTGGTGGCCTGAACAACGAGGGACTGCAAATCACTGTCACAAACCGTGCTGTTGAAGACGGTCAGACCATCTACAATGACAAGGTCCTACCATGGCTTTGTAAGGAGTTTGGTATCTACAAGTACATCATGCAGTTGAATCCCAACGAAGAACAAGACGAAATGGCCGAGAAAGAACGTCTTGCCAAGGATATCCAAAATGCCCGTGGTATGTTCGACATGGGATTCGATGTCGAGTACAAAGACGGGGAGTTTGTGTTCTCCGGTCAGGCCACTCCACCGGAAGACCGTGGAAGTTCCGGCGGTGGATTCTTTCCTGAAATAGACGACGGTCAGAGAAACAGTGGTGAGCCTGTTGAGAAATCGTTTCTTGTAGACAGCGGTGATTACCTTGTCAAAGACTTCTATTCAGATGCTCTCAAGGCCATTGCAGAAGGAGCCCTGTACTCTTTCTATGATGGTGCGACAGAACAAGACGTGGAAGCTATACACACAATCATCCAGAACGCATTTGAGACAAATGATCTATCCTTAGACAAACTCACCGAGGCAATTGTCAATGCCACCAGTTACGACCGTGACCGTGCCGAGATGATCGCCAGAACCGAAACATCTGCAGTTGCCATGAGAGCACGTGAGATCGGATGGAAACAGATGGAAGAAGAACGCGGAGAAGAGTTTCTTTTCAGGACATCCGATGCAGGTGATCATAGAGTTTCAGACACTTCGAAGATGATTGCTCAAAGGATCAAAGAAGAGGGCGGTGCTGTGACGATTGACCGCCTCAAGGAGATATACAGGGAAGTATCCACAAGACCAGTGTCACAGGGCGGTATGGGTCCAAGCTGGACCGGGTGGAAGAACTTTGTAGCTCACCCCAATGAAAGATCTACAATTGTCAGGGTAGTATGAGCCGAGTTAATGTTGAGACCGACCCCCAAGTAATTGACAACTTCTTTGGACGATTAGACAAGGGCCTCGACGATGTTGCAGATGAGGTATTCGCAATATCACAAGACCTGTGTCCAGTGGACCGTGGTATGCTCAAGAAGTCGGCAAGAAAAGAATATTCGTTTCTCGAAAAGATCATAATCTATGATTCCCCGGATGCCACCTGGAACGAGTATGGAACAGAGCCACACATGCCACCAGAGGAACCGATCTTAGGATGGGTCAGACGCAATGCCAGTCTGTTCAACATCTCCAGTAGGTCAAAGACCGCTGTCAAAAAAGTAGCCAATGCTATCCGGTGGAAGATATACAACCACGGAACCGACCCACAACCTTTCCTACGTCCTGCATTCGACGACACGCAGACAAGAGCGAGAGACATAATCCTCAAATACTTCCGTTAAGTTTTTAAACAAACCAAGTACTTCTTTTGTTTTTTGATGCCCTACTCTGAAAACTCCCAACTCCCCGAAGCTGTGAGGAACTCACTATCTGACTCCGATCAGACAAAGTGGAGAACCATTTTCAATGAAGCTTATGAGGGCGACTGCAATGGTGATGACCGCTGTGCAGCCAAGTTTGCATGGTCACAGCTGAAGAAAAACGCACGCTATTTTGCAGGATGGGCATCTGCAGAGGTCATAGACAGGCAGGGCGACGTCATAGAAGTCGGAGCTTTCCGAAAAACGATGGACCTCTTCATGCAATTGGGGTCTTCCATTATTGACCAACATAGTAACCGCAAGGTAGGCCAGTACATCAACTATGAGTTCAGGGACAAGACCTGTGAGGATGGTACTGAGAAACCTGGTGTCTACATGGAAGGTGTTATCTATAAGGGTCAAAGGATCCACGATGACGTATGGGAGAAGGTGAAATCAGGCGAATATTCCGGCCTGTCAATTGGTGCTGATCCACTCGAAACAAAACGAGAATGTGATGCCAAAACGTGCTGGAATGCTATCAAAAACATTGACCTTTTTGAAATTTCTGTGGTTGAAGTTCCTGCAAACCAGGAAGCTCTCATTGACGAAATCAACCACGTTGCAAAATCAGACAAGACATACATAGGTGATCCTATGGCAGAAGAACCGAAATCAAAACCAGTTGAAAAGGCAGCAGACACTGAGGACGGTGCTCCTGCTGTAGAAGAACCGAGTCTCGCGAAAAGCGATGAAATACTTTCCTCACTCAAGGGACTTGACAACCGTATGACCGAGCTCGAAAAGAAGCTTGTGAAGGAAGAGAAGCCTCCTGTTGACGAGGAAGAGGACGACGAAGAGGAAGACATGGATAAGAAATCTGCAGAACCTGCAGCCGATATGGAGGCAGTTGTTGAGAAGGCTGTCGAGAAAGCACTCGAGAAGAGAATGAAGGACAAGGAGCCTGATACTCCAAGACCGGATCTCAAGAAACATGAGCTCGTAAGCTCACCACTCCAGGGACTTACCCCCGAGAAACTTGCAAAGATGGACGTGAGAGAAATTGATGCACTTGTAGACAGTGGGGAGGAAAAACCATGGTAAGTAAAGAGATTTCCAGTCAGGTATCTGAAAATACCGAGTTTCTGCAGAAGGCGTATTCTCGCGGGTGGATCAAGACGATAGAGGATCTTGAAACAGCAGTCTACGGAATGCCGATGCAAAGGTTCCTTGGTAAGGCCGATGCACCTGTACTGAGTAGCACAACCGGTGCCAGAAATGTACTGTATGGCCAGAGGCTTTGGAGACAGGTCGTCGTTGCTGCAAATGCATTCGGTGCCCTTGGGTTCAAGCCGTGGGAGAAATCCGGATATCGTGCAATCACCGCCGCAGCTGCAACTACATCCCCTGGTGTAGCTGAG